TTTGCACCCTCTCTACGAGGTAACCAAAAGTCTTCGAGCATTGACATATGTTTTCTGTCATCTCTAATCTCACCAGTCGAAGCGTCATAGACAAGTTTGTTTCTGTATCTTGCCATTACATCTCTTAGATAAGATTCTGCTTTTATCTTCGGCAAGTTACCTACATCAACATAGAACACTCGTCTTTCAGGTGCTCTTACTATTCTGTAAATAACAACAGCGTCTTCAATCATTCTTAATTGATTGACAGGTTTAATTGCTTTATGCAAGTGACCCATGACCATATTTCTTGTTTGGTCAACAACGCCAGATGTCACAAAAGTTATTGAGTCGGATGCGATCTTTAGACCAGCATTTGAATTACCTGCTTGCATACCTTTTTCATTATACACAAACCATTCTGCTGTCTGCTCGACAACCTCTATGCCTTTACTTTTGACATCTCTTTTCTTTTTGATCTCACGAACCTTTTTAATTTTTCGTGGGTCAATATATCTTAATTCTGTTAGACCTTTTCTAGGACTTGTAGGATCGATAACTTTGTGAAAGAAGATTCGACCATCAACATACCATCTTTTAAATATGTCATGACCTTTTTCTTCAAAGTTCAACAGACGCATTACCTCGTCAAACTCATCCCTGATTTTGTCTTTAATTTTATCTGAAACAGCGAGTTTATCTAAAGATATTGAAACAGCAACGTCTCTCTCGTTAGATACAATAACCTCATTGATGATGTCTTCGATTGCCATATCACACTCTGGGTGTTGAGCAACCTCTCTGTATCTTCTTATAAGATCATAGTCATTCTTTGCTGTGACCTCCATATCCAGGTATTGACCAAAGTAACCGCCAGCAGATATAGTGGTAACACCATCATCTGGAGAAGGTATAGTGAAAGCCTGTTTTGCTTCCGCTGGCTTCTCCAGAGTGTCATTTTTTCTCGTTATTTCAAAGCCAAGTAGTTGTACCATATTATAATATTCCTTTTTGAATTAACTTAATTTTATTATGTAGTCGTATCTGTTTCAAAGTATTGGAACTGGAAAGTAACCCCAAACTCCTCGATAGCGTCATTAGCATTGTAGTTCAATGGTATACTATCTAAAGCAATTGGGAACAGTCCTCTGTAAGTGTATGATTTTAAAGTATTACCATTTCTATCTAAATGGTCAATGAAACCATCAACTTGGTAATCAGCAGGATTTGCGATACCTTCGTTGTCAGTCATATTGTTAATACCGTTCATCCATCTTTCAAATCCTCTGTACAGTTTGAAGTCAGTATCGTTCATAACTGTAATCGACCAAGGTTCGAAAGTTCTATCCCCAGCGATTTGAAGTACCCTTCCTCTAAAAGGTATGGCAATATTACCTACCGTTTGTCCAGGTACAGCAGTTGCTCTACATAAGAAAGCAAGATCAGATGTTTCACCACCAACAGCAGCATATCCAGGAAAAGGTAAAGTTACCTTAAACTGATTAGCACGAGCTCCGCCGCCTCTTAGACGAGATTTAAATTCATTAATATTTGGCATTTAAATTTTCCTCCCTATTAAGCGCCTGCTACTTCAGAAAAGGCAACGCCTGATCTTGTAGCAACGAAGTTAAGTTGAATGAAGTTAATAGAACGAGCAGGTTTGACAAATATGTCAGCTCTAAATTCGTTTCTATCTATAACATCACTTGTATTGTTAGTTTCATCACATACTACTGAAAAATCAGTAAGACCTCTTCTACCTTGTACATCTCTTAGGAAAGGTTCTACTAAGTTTCTAAATTGTGCTCTTGTAAACTCATCATTAAATTCAAAGAGTTGAAATTTAGCAGCAGTAGAAATTGCCTTCTCTAAAGTGATAAACAGTCTTCTAACATTTATTCTGTCAAAAGCACTAGGTTTACCTGAAGCAGTCTTATCACCAAATAGCACAGTTCCTTGACCAGGAAATGTAACCACTGGATTAATTCTTGCTTTGTACAACTCATCTCTTTGAGATTGATTTGGATTGAAAGCAAGTTTAACTGCACCTCTAATCTGACCTCTGTTATATCCAGCAGGTGAGAAGTGTGGATCAGCAATACTATCTGTTCTAGCACATAAACCAGCAATGTCACCATTTAATGGCACAAATCTGTAAACATCATTGTATTTGTCATACATGTATTTGTAACCACTATCGATAACAGCATAACTAGTTGATGGTAGACCATCAGCAAATGATACTACGTTTTGAGTTTGTGTAGTTGCGTTTGCAACACCAACTACATCTGCTCTTGCAGGTGATACGAAAGCGACACAATCTTTTCTGTCGTTTGCGATATCCATAACGGCAGTTGCTTTTGTGTCTCCAGTTGCGTCAGCACTTGTTTGAGAAGGTCCACATAATAGTAAACTTAAATCAACATTTTCTTTGTCGTTAAATTTCTCGTATGCAGTAGCAATCTCAGCGTTTGTTGCAACATAGTCATCTGTTCCACCAGTAAGTGAAGTATTAGACACTACGAAAGCGTCACCAACTGTGTTATCAAAAGTTTGTCCTGATTTAGCAAGACCATCTGATAAAGTTGAGATGTGATCTATCCAATAAATGTACTTACTATTTCTATAAATTACATCTGGATAATAGTTTGAATTACCTTGATCGTCTTTAGCGTCATGAGCCTGAGAAACACCTTCAAATGTTTCTAAGATTGATCCAGCAGTTCCTGTAATTGCTCCATCTTCATCTATTACTGCAATGTGCATTTCGTCATTTGAACCACCAGCGTTAGAAACGTCAGTTGTTGTTGTTGGCGGTCTAGAAAAGTTAAAGTAATACTCCCAATGTCTCAAAACTTTAGCGTTATCAACAATAGCATGTCTTAGACCACCTGTTTCTGTTTGACCAGTTGCAGGGTTGAATCTTGCGATTGTTAAATCGTTAGTTGAGATTGCTGTTACCTTGTAAAAGAATCCAGAAGGTGCACCAGCAGTTGAAGGCACAGAAGTTGCGTCTCCAAATTCTAATATGTCACCTACTTGAAATAGACCACCATCATCCATAGTGATAGTAGTATCTCCGATAGCAGCAGAAGCGTCATTTGTTAAAGTTCCACTCTGTGAGTGAGGTCCAAAAGCAGTAGAGTTAGAACACAAAGAAACTTTGATACTATTTCCTAATGTTCCTGCTTCTCTAGCAGCCCATGTTCCTATATTTGTTACCGATCCAGCACCTGAGTCTGTCATGTAGGTATCTAGATAGTCGGCAGTATTTTTAATTAAGACAGCAGTACCAGTTGACACAGCATTTACTAATCCTGTGATTGGTCTTACTACCTTCAGATTGTTTCCGTAGCCTAAAAAGTTTGCAGCAGTAAAAAATTCTTCAAAGTTATTTGAATTTGGTTTCCCAAAAATATCAACTAACTCATTCTCAGATGAAATAGTAGTGATCTCATCAATTGGTCCTTTTTCTGCCGTCATCACGATACCACCAGAAGTAGTAGATACAGCTGGTACGATATTCGTTAGGTCCTTTTCAGTCACATTAACACCTGGTGATACTTGAAAAGCCATGTTTAGTTCTCCTTAATATATTAAGTAATTTGTATTAGTTATAACCCTTTGTAGATATTTATTATAATTAAGTTCTTTACTACTCACCCTTTCGGTAAGTCACAGGCGACCATAATTCACCTGCGTCATCAAAAAATGAGTTATTCATACCCTCTGGATCGTTTAATCCATCGTCAATAAACCCAAAAGGCGCCATATCTGCCTCTATAGCATTCTGTTGTTCAGTAAACATTTGTCCTCGTACATCAACATTTGTCAACTCTTTAAAGTATCTCTGATTTGCCATCCAAGAGAAGATAACTAGGCACATCACTAAGTCATCATTTGCACCTTGTTCAGCCTCAAAAGATTTTCCACGAGCAATAAAAGTAGATAGTTCCGCGATTATATCAAAATCATTTATAATTAGTTTATCAGATTCTATCAAACTTTTCAGATTTGAAGTTCCGATTTTTTTTGTACCCTTTGTCATTCTCAAACCTAACTGATTACCACGACCACTAAATCCTCCACCTAGTACCTGACCTGCTCGACCTCTCTGAGTGACCATCATCATGTTGTCATACTCTAGCTCAAATTGCATTGCGTCTGCAACCTGTTGACCTAGATCATTTATCTCTATCAGACAAAATGCTTTGTTATAGTGATCGCCTAACTTCTTTAGTATGTTAGGAAAGACAATTGGTTTGATATCATTGTTTCTATACTTTGCAACAATTCTGTATGGTGCTTTAGTGACATCAAAGACTATGACAGCAGAGTAATCATTATTGATACCTCTTGCAACGTCAACCGCCATTGTGTATATGTGACCCTTCTTTGGCATTTCGTATATGTCAAAACCACCAGGACTTCTATTAGGGTCTATGACCGCCATAGATTTTAATTTACTTGCACTGATAAGTGTATCGATACTACCTAGAAACTCACACTCAAAC